ATCGCTGTGTCCAATTTGATCCAGGTAGTTGATAGTGTCCACCAGCGCGTCTTGATAAATTTTTATTAATTCAATTGTTGCTTTCATAATTTTTTTTCCTTTCTACATCCTTTATAATCCCTGAATCCTGTTTTGTCAAGCTTGTTGCTTGCTGCTTGAAGCTTGCTGCTTAATATTTAATTTTTTTATTAATCCCAAAAATTACCTCTTACCCAAACCCAAGTGTCTTTTTTGCCGCCTGGATCTTCCGGGCCAAACCATGCGCCCATTGGTAAATCAAAATAGTCGTTCGCGGCATCCATGGCTTTATCTGGCATACCGTGTTGATTGACAGTATCTGTCATTTGAAATTTATCGTTGTCAAAAACGAAAGTAAGTAATTTGCCATCTTTTTTAGTCATATGTTTTCCTTTCTAAATTCATCCTATCTTATCCTGGACCTGTTGTCAAGCTCGAAGCTTGAGGCTTGTAGCTTGCTGGCCAGTAGTCAGGATCCTGTCCGCTTAATCTACACCACTCGGGCTACAAACAATTGACCAGCCCACGCCAGGGTCCCTGTGTTCTAGCGGCGGCGGCGCGTTGACTGATCCCAGGTCCAACAGCGTCTCTAAAGAGAGTTAAGGTGTTAATCTAGAATACTAACATCCAACTACTATTAGACCAGGGATCAGACCCCTAGTGCTTTTTGAATATTCTCATCAGTGCTATCACCCTGTAATTGAACCAGAGTTGCATTTTTAAGAATATCTTTTTTACTTTTAAAACCGTTCAAATTATGCTTATCAAAAAAATCTCGGCTATCATACAGCAACGAATCCAGGGTGCCATCTTTTAAAAAAAGGTGATCACCAAATTTAATCGCTAGGCTGTACCAACTCGTATAAGGTATGGCACAGATTTTTACATCTAGGTTTACCTTCTTTAATTTCTTTTGGTAAGCGCCTTTTTGTTTTGGTTTTAATCTTTGTATAACTTTCATAATTTAAGTATCAGGCCCTTTCCTTCGCGCTGTACTCGAGTTATGCATTAGCACCTGATAATCCCACTATATAGGATAGTCCTACATAAGTCAATAGACAAAGTGTCGCACCCTAGATACAACCTCAGGTTGCATCAGGGATCAGTAGAGTTTGCCCTCTCCACTGATCCCAGGTCCAATATTGGATCTCATCCCCAACGCGTCATACCCACATATATATGGAGCCCGCCACATTGGACCAGGGATCAGTTCTGGATGTGCGAACGTTTGGATCTCTTTCAATCTACTTTGCACCACAACCAGAAGTTGTCCCAATTAATTTAAGACCGAACTAATGTTCATTTAAATTAATTAAATGTAATATAATCCTTGACTATCCTATTGTCAAGTGCTAATTTAAAAATTATGTCAAATAAAAAAGAAAGAGGTATAAATGACTAAAGAAAAAAGAATGACACTTAACGCTGAAAAGCGAAAAGTGATTGCTGATCAATTTCAGTCTTTTTACGAAGATAAAGTAAAAGACAAATTGGTACAAGCAAAAGAACAATACGATCTTATGCGTGAAAAAGCAAAAGAGAAGATTGAACAAGTTGTGAGATATCATCAACCACAAGAGGACGTTGACACAATTAGAAGAATGATTTCTAAATACAATCGTTCTGGTGGTGAGTTGTACGAGGATAATTGTTTCTATGTTGAAAGACCAATTATCAAAGTTGATGATGAAGGTCGAGAGTATGACGCAAAAGATGAAATTCATGTAAGATTTGACATGGGTAGAAATTTTGCGAGAGCATATTATCGAGATGAACTAAAAGCAAAAGGATTAAATCCTGATTTTAGATTGTCTATTGATAATGATTACTCAAAAAGAAATCCAAAATATTATGCTGATGAAAGTTCGGTCAATAGTTATTTAGGATTTCAAAATTCATCTAACGAAGATCAATCTATACAAAAGCCAGTCCACAAGTGGGAAAATGATTTTAAACTTTGGACAATAGGGTCATCTTATTGTCACTCTCGACAATTTAAAGTTGATGAAAACACCATGAACTTTTTTAAGATGTACAATGCAAGTGCTGACAATGTAATTAAAGAGCATGAACAAATGTATAGTTATGTTGAAGGCAAAATGAAAACTTTAAGATTAGGTTTAAAATCTTACAGATACTTTGACCAAGCAAAAGCACTCGCTGACAAAGTTGGTGTTGTTTTAAATGAAACAATGATGAATGAAAGTTCTAGTTTGGCATTATCAATTTATAGTCCAGAAAATTTAGCAAGTCTTTTGGAAGATAAAAAAGTCATGACCAGAGAAGAAAAGATTGCATTTGCAAGACAACAAATGCAAAATCAAGCAATAAATTAATGTGTTCATTTTGAGCATTTTAATTTGACAATTATGGGATAATCCTATAGGGTTATCCCATAACAGAAAGGCATAA